GTCGCCTTGTGGCTAAAAAAACGCCCACCTTTACGGCTATTACATGACTTACATAGACACTGCAAGTTATCCAATGCCCACATATCACCACCCTTTACACGTGGATAGATGTGATCTACTGTGTCAGCCACACCACCACATAGAGCACAGATCCAACCATCACGATCAAGTACTGTAATGCGTAGCTTCTTCCACTTACCACTACCTAACGCACGTTCGCTCAATGCCATCCCTTACGTTTGAAGTGATCTAATGCTTTACACATTGAACCATATCTATTTATGTTATATGCAATACCCCACTCTACCTGCTTATATCCATCTACTTTACTAAGATACTTAGATCTACCTTGTGGTATGCCATAGTGTGAGCCGTTCTTAGCCTTTGGATTCCATCTACTTTCTTTATGATATAACTCATCTAAGCAATAGAACTCTGTGAATGAATGATTTAACTGAATGAATGCATATTGTTTGTAATGCATAGGTTTATTAACAACTTGAGATTCAGCTCTTTCAAGGCCAATAATTTGTGCTACAAATAGAGCGGTGCCAACTAGCGTGCACCTTGCGAGCCATCCCCTACGGGGCTCGCCTTTTCGCCTTGAGGGCGAATGCGATCTAGAGCGTATCATATGGTGTCAAATCAATTAACATAACTGCAGGTCAGACGGCATGTCATGATACGTAGATCATCACCTTCTTGCCAGGTTTGATCATAGCCAATCTCAGACATTTCTGTGTGCCAATGCCTCAGCCATGCCATTACTACCTGGAAATAAGTCATCTAATTGATCTCCTTCTTGATAATTTAATAAATCTAATATCCATAAATTAAATACTAATGGTTTTGCCCCTACCAATCCTTTACGCATAGCAATTGAACTAGACATCCAATCCCTGACCATTGGCTTACGTTTGTTATCTTTACGACCACCAAACAGTAAAACAGCTTCCCATGCATATTGCACAGTAGTTGGCCTAATTTGATGAAATGTTTTAGCCCAAGCACAAACACGTATACCATCATGTTTAATCATCCATGATAAGTCTGCAGGATTACAACTTAAAGCCCAGCCATCAGGATATTCAGCCATTAAACGATCAATAAGATCCCAATGTGCTTGCTTGCCATCCCAGATTTCAGCCTGATCGTGCAATTTGCCATAATGTTTTTTACCTTGCTTAAAGTATGGTGGATCAGCATAAGCAAACTTCATGGCTTGCTACCCCAACCTTTACCCTTGAACACTAACCCAGGTGCTGAATACAGCCTGGTCATTAATGTATGACATTTAGGACAATCCATAGTAGGCACATCCTCAGTAAATGATCTAAAGGTAGAGCCAAAGGTGCCACACTCATTACAGCTGAACTCATACGTTGGCATCTGATACCCCTAATAGTAAACAGGTGTGACACGGCAGGTTTTCAAACTGCCATGCCCCACAGCTATTACATCTACTAACCTTACTATCTTTAGGCGTATCTTTTTGCTCACTTATATTTTTAACGCCTACACAGCCACAATCCATACATTGATATAACTTAAAGCCGTCTGGCATCTCTGTTTGATCTAGCCATAAGAACTCAGTATCACGTTTGCAGCCATTACATTTGAACTTAGTCACGATTTATCAACTCATGACATCTAAAGCATGTGCCATCTCTAAAGATCCGATCATCTTCACAGACTTCGCACTTAATTACTGTTGGCTCTAGGTGTACTCCATTATCATCCATTACGACTTGTACACCCTTACCATTAATAAATGCTATGTAGCCCATAGTCACTCCTTATCCTTTGGAAAGTACCAAGCGCCTGTACTGGTTTGTTTAGCCCACAAAGCATGTTCTTTAATGTTATCTAAACACACATAACCATAGAAAGGCTTTTTAGTTGTCTTGCTTAAACCCTTCTTCAATGCCATGCCCTTAGCACAGCCACACTCAGGCGGTGGATTAGGTGCTTCTGGCACAGCTGTAGTCCAATCACTATCGCCCCACTGCACTGGATCTTCTAGCTTGTTTTCTACTGTAAATGATTGTCCAGTGTTTGCAACTCTTTCCATTTCAACTCGACTAGGTCTTGCACCTTTTTTCGAATAGATGTAGTTAGCCAAAGCACGCCCGATTGCAGAAGATTCTGCCAACTCACAAGCAAACTTATTAAAGCTCGAACCAGTACGGATTTCCGATGCCCAACCAGTAGCAACTGGAATCGCATCAGCCGTAGTTCTGTATAGCCTAGCAACAAACACAAACTCATCTGGATTTGCACCTGGCCTATTAATAAGTTCTGTTTGTATAGATCCGTCTTCATTATCTTTCCACCACTTCTCTAGTCTTTCTTCAACTGTTTCATAATTGCTTAGATCAAACGCCATTATTCCCACGCTCCATTAACTTCTTCATCGAGCATTGCTTCTGTAATTGTCTTGGCAATAGACACATATCCGATTGCATCGACATAATTATCCATGAGCTGTGGCATTTCAGCTTGCCTACTGATTTTGACCAAGACCATACAAATAGCAACCTCATTTGGTTGTATTGGATAACCCAAATAAGCCGACCACAATTCGGCAATTCTTTTGTGTTGAGTAATAGGGTGGCCATAAGCTTTTCCACGCCCGTGCAAAATATCAATAACTTGTTCAAATAACTTCTCAGTGTTTGTCATAATCAAATACTGCCCTAGATCTTAGTTTCTCGATCTTCTGATTATGCTCAATAGATGCTTTCCAGCCAGCTGATCTACCGACCCAGTAGCCACGATCAAACGCTCTACTTTGTATCTTCCAGTAAGCCAGTACCAACACTGCTAGACCTAGCATGATCCAAAAAAATATCAGACCATCCTGTCTAGCTTCTAGCCATATATTATTCATGTAGCCCTACCTTCTATGCACACGCTTTGTGGCATGGAAATAGTGTGACACCTGTGTACGACTTTGTGGATGATTTAGAGGGTATTTTTGATAACGATTTGGTAACGTTATTTGTAAAGTTTGCCCTCAAATATAAAGCTGCCATCTGCATTTATAGGTATGGTTACTACCTGAACCTTGCGCTCATGCACATATGCCACAGCGAAGCCTTGTTGCCAGTTAGCATAGCCCCTTGTATACGCCATGCCTGAACTGCTTAAATCTACTAAATTGCCAACCTCAACACCCCACACAGTACGCCCTAATTGGCCTCTAGAAGCCTCTGTAAAGGCCGATACCCCTAGTCTATGGGTGTGACCACAGACCACGCTCTTACCTAGCCTTCTAGCCCCGTTTAAGGCCGTTTGTCCAGGTACTTGGCTAAGAGGGAAAGCATCTCCATGAACGGCTGTCCACCCTGGTGCCCAATCGATCCCATAGGGGTGGAATTTAATGTCGAGCTTGTCATATCCCATAAAACGCTCATACTGCATTTCGGGTAAGTTGAGGAAAGATGGTAGTCGCTTTTTAATTGATCGGTAAAGTCTGATTCCATGGTTACTTCCCAGTACATCTGTTACGCCTAAGTATGTTAGGACTTCTTGTGTTTGTTTTCTATCATCGTTTATATTGCCAACCATCTCGTCTATTGTGCCAGCATTAAAACCACCTAGCTGTGGTAAATCAATCTCATCACCAATGCATATAGTCCTATGCGGATTCCACTTGGCTAAAAAGCGGCCTACTGATTTGACAGATTTTTCATTAAAAAAAGGTACTTGCAGATCTGATACAAACGCTATGCGCTTAATCGTCTTCCTCATAATCATCTAGGGGATCTCTTATTGGATCTGTAGTATCAACTATCCAATCAGGATAACTTGTACGATCCATAGCAAAGGCCAAAGCCGTAGATTCATCCATACCATTCTTACGGCAAGCCTTATATACCTCATTGGCTGCAATAGCCCAGTAATCTAACTTAGTTAAGACAGGCTCTTTAGTAGTCCTGCGCTTACGCACCATCTTCTTTGGTTTGCGTTTAGTAGCCATATTGAAATTATGACTTACTTATGATAGTGAACAGATCATCGACACGCTGTTCTAATCTAGTTAATTGATCCTTCATGCTAGAGCCACCATTAGGTCGTAACTCATTTAGCCAACCTTTAACTAAAAAACGTAGTCCTATTAGCACGCCTGATAGCACGGCCATAACGCCAGCGCCAAAGCCAGCCCATTCTGCTGGACTCATTTCGCATCTGCACCGATGCCGTAAGCATTATCGGATTTGTCTAAAGCCCTAGCTGCTGGACCAGCAAGTGCTGCAACTACTACAGACAGTGCTGGATCTAAACCTAATTCATTACTGGCTAAAAATGTTAAGAAAGATACTAATACTCCACGTGCATAGGATTTTAGTATTGCTTTTTGCTTCTTGGTTATTTTCATATCTTGCCCCCTAGTAGTGGTATATCAAATGGCTTAGAATCTTTATCGCCTAACTTTGTAAAACTAATGTGTATGTGCTTCTTATGTGGGTTAATACCCCGGTATCTGCGCCACTTAAATCCAAACCTTCTTGATGCAATAAAGCCATTATGGATTACGTAAGATATGCGCTTATCGGTTTTAGCACAGATTCTGATCTGGTCAGCCAGATATATCGAGAGCTGCTCGGATGTATCCAGACGAGAATCAATATCAATGGCTCGGACGATCCCAGATTTGTCTGGATTATGATCCGATTTGCTGGCGGAATGACGAGCATCACCAATCCACCCATCACTGGTAGTGCGGCGATCTGGATACCAGGTATCAACCTGATCTCTTAACTGCACTCCAGCTGCGCATAATCTTGGTTTCATTAACTTAGTAGTAGCTGTGCTTCTTCGGCTGTAATGCCTAGCTTCTCTAATAACTCAGCCTTAGCTTCTGCTTTAGCAGCTTTATCAGCTTTTTCTTGTGCTTTCTGTGCTGCATACTCGGCAGCCATAGCCTCACGTTCTGCAATTTCTTCGGCTGTTAATGCAATCTCTTGCACCTCACCTGTTGAGCAATCTACTACGATTTTGTTAGTCATTTCATTTCTCCTTATGCGTTAGATATTCCATATAAATAAGCATTGCTGTATTGCACAAAATTTGAAGCATTGCTAGGTACTAATTTAATAGATGTTATTGCCGCAGTTTGTGACCAAAGAATTGCAATTAAGTCTTGATAATTCTGCGCTAAATTATTTTCACTTGCTGAATCAGAACTTACAGATTTAAAATTACTTCCTGCATAATTTGGTATGTATATTTCAAATGAACCAAAAGTATTAGCAGTAGCAGTTGCCGCAGGTATTGAACCAATATAAGTGCCATAAGAACCACTGTAAACGCTAGTACCAGCAGACTCTAAAGTTTTATTATCAAAATTGCTAGCACTAGAATTTAAATTTATATTTAAAAATTCAGTAGTTTCACTTCTATTGCTTCTGCCAGATAGTTTTAACACTAAATCTGTATATGTAGAAGGTATAGAAGTGAACTCTATATTAGCCGCACCACCAGACCCTACTGTTACGGATGAAATTAAAGTATATGTAGTTGCCATTATTCCGCCTTAATTCCGTAAAGGGTAAAGGTTGAGCCTGTATCAATATTCCCAGAATCAGCCGCTAAAGTAATAGAAGTTATAGCAGCAGTGTTACGCCATAAACCTACCAACGCTTCTGCGCCTGGTGAGTTATTGGCGCTGGCTCTATTGGCACGACTAAGAAAAGTTTTATTAGTAGTAGTGTTTGAATAGTTTTGTATATTAGTAATTATTACTGTTTCTATTGCCGTATTAGGTGCAACAAAACCTGCAATATAAGATGAAGTTACATTAGAACCTCTAGTAGATAATGCGCTTGTACCATTACCATACATAGTAGTATAAGAATAATTGCTACCCGTATCAGAGTTAAATCTTATATTTATAGATGCACCTGCTGAAGTTACATCTACATTTGAAATCAAAACTAAATCAGTGTAACTACCACTAATTGTGCTAAAAGAAACTGTCGCCTGAGCACTACCCAAAGTAGTTTTTGCTATCATTTCATAAGTTGATGTCATTTAAGCACCTTTAATTCCGTATAGGGCGAAAGATGAGTATTCAGCCATATTTGATATATCTTCTTTAATAGTAATAGAAGTAATAGCGTTAGTGTTTCGCCAATTACCTGAAAGAAAACTAATTTCACCTGCGCCGTTTCTATCTTGCCCAGTTAATAGACGAACTGTTTTGTATTTGTTAGTATCTTTGTAATCTAAAATATCTATTACAAAAGCACCAAAAATACCGCTTGATGCGCTACCTGCTGGTAATTCACCCATATTTATATATGTTTGATTGGCACTACCATTAGCAAAAGCACCTGAACCATTACCTAATAGGGCGTGAAAACTATAATTGCTACCAGTATCAGAGTTTAATCTAAACAAAACACCAGCCTGAGATAATGCTCTAGTGCTTCTCAAAATTCCTCTTACTTGTAAATGAGTATAATCGGCAGGTATTGAAGTAAAACTAACACTAGCACTTCCACCTGAGCCAACAGTTACAGTAGCAATAGACTCATAACTACTAGCCGAAACTGTTACACCGCTAGATAAACTGCCAAGGATTGTATTAAGCAATTCCGCCTACCACATACCATGTATTAGCAGCTGTCTTAATGCAAACGGCTGTTTTGTATTGTGCAAGGGTTGGAGATGCTGCAACTGCGCCAGCACTTAGTACAGTAGTAGTACCTGGTGTTACTGCACTAATTGTGCATAGACCTGCACCAATATTTAATACTGTAATTGCAGTACCTACTGGAAAGGCTACGGATGCATCTGTTGGAATCTTAAAGGCAATAGCAGTTGCCTTATTCATAACTTCTAATACTTGGTACTGATCTGCTAATACAGCTGTGTAATCTCCTGTGTTGGCAGTACCTACTGTAAAGGCAACTAGTGAATTGTAACTAGCAGCTGTTAATACATCACCTGTTGCGGCTGGTAAACCTGTTGGCATTTCTACTCCTTAATAAGATAAAACGTTTTGTCCTAAGACCCCGTAATCTACGTTGCCTATTATAAACCCATCTATCACTGGTTCAAGCGTAGTGAAGGTGGTTTTCCAACTATTCGGGGTTATATTCATTCTTACCCCAAAAATCTGTAAAGTCTTTTCTAAGGTCGATCCGCCTGGCTGGGTGGTCTTAACTGTGATTGGATCAAAAAAGTCTAGGTCTAAGGCGGCTATTATGCCTGAATTGTAACTAGGCGTGTATAGGTCTAAGACTATGGCATCTACCCGTATTGTGGTTTCTTGCCTAGAAGCCACATAAGCCTGGGCATAATCTAAAGCTACGGCATCTGATTGCA